CACCCCATCGCTCAAGGTTGATCTGGTGCAGGCAACTGCCGATGCACTGTCGCGATGGGAGTTTGAGTTCAGGCTNACCAGCGTATCCATATCTTTTATCGAGCCGGGGCAAATGATGATCGATCTGGACGGCATTGATCTGATATCCGGACAACCACTTAAACTGGCAGGGCTATCGGTATGATGGATCTCTCGCTGCTGCCAGCTCCCGATATCATAGACGCGAAGGATTATGAAACCATCCTGTCTGAGTTGAAGGCTGATATCATTTTGCGTGACCCGTCGCTGGCTGCGGCGATTGCCGTGGAGTCTGACCCCTTATTGAAACTGGCAGAATCGTTCGCCTACCGTGAACTGGGCTTGCGCAAGCATATTAATGATTCTGCCCGCGCTGTTATGCTGGCTCATGCAACAGGTGCTGATCTGGACAATCTGGCGGCATTCTTTGATGTAACACGTTTGCTCATCGATGCGGGCAACAATCAGGCCGTGCCGCCCGTGCCACCAACTTACGAATCGGACACCGATTTGCGCAATCGTGTGCTACTGGCACTTTACGCCCGATCAACTGCAGGCCCGTCCGGCGCGTATATTTATCGAGCATTATCAGCTGATGGCGATGTTAAGGATGCAAAGGCAACACGCCCGGCCGATGGGCAGGTGCAGGTGACAGTGCTCTCACGCACTGGCGATGGCACAGCGCCTCAAGCCCTGCTTGATGCTGTGACCTTGGTATTGTCAGACAAAGATGTTCGTCCACTCACTGATCAGGTCAGCGTTGCCTCGGCAGTGATCACGGCCTTTGATGTGACTGCCCAGATCACTGTTTATCCCGGCCCTGATTCCGCCGTGGTTTTGGCCGAATCACAGGCATCACTGGCAACGTATCTCGATAGCCATCACAAGCTTGGCCACGACATTACCCTCTCCGGCCTCTATGCCGCTCTAACCGTAACAGGGGTGCAAAAGGTCACGATGACGGCACCTGTTGCAGATATTGTGATTGATGATCTGCACGCGGCGTATGCAACAACGCAAACAGTGACCGTGGCAGGCACAGCCACATGACAACAAGTATTTTGCCGCCTAACGCCACGACAGCCGAACGGGCCATCGATGATGCGATCGCAAATCGCATGCCAGACCCATCTGTTATCGCCAACCTGTTCAATCCGGAGCTGTGTCCTGAAAGCCACCTGCCCTGGTTGGCATGGGCTCTGTCGGTTGAGGATTGGAATGCGGACTGGCCTGTCGCAACCAAACGGCTGGCCATTCGTCAAAGCATTCAAATCCATGAAATCCTCGGCACCCGAGGCGCAGTTGAGCGCGCTATCGCCCGCGTGTGGGGTAATGCCGATCTGCACGAATGGTTTGATTATGGTGGCGCGCCGTATCACTTCACAGTGGACCTCTATATCGATCGTGAGGGGTTTGATGTGGCCACGGCCTCCGATCTGGATCGAGTTATCGCCGAATCCACGAACGTGCGCTCGGTACTCGATGCCATCCGCATGTTCCTGGCCTCCCATGGCAGCTGGCATATCGCCGCAGCAACATGCGGTGGAGAGGCCGTGACGCTCTCACCTTATCTGGTTACGCAGATTGAGCAGGGGGGTGGTATGCATTATGCCCTCGGTATTCAAAGCGTGGCCACAACAACCATTTATCCCGCAGGAGGAATCTGATGGCACAATTTTACACCCTGCTCACCACCATCGGCGCGGCGCAAATCGCCAACGCCCAGGCGCTGGGGCAGACGGTAAATCTTACAGAGATGGCCGTCGGCGATGGAAACGGCGCTTATGCCAACCCGACAGAATCCGCCGCAGCCCTGACCCATGAGGTATGGCGCGGCGCGATCAATCAGATATCGGTGGATGCGACCAATCCCGGCTGGCTGATTATTGAAGCCGTTGTTCCGGCCAACATTGGCGGCTGGACTGTGCGTGAGGTCGGCGTTTTCGATGCTGCGAACAATCTGATTGCGGTCGGTCAGTTTCCGGAAACGTACAAACCGCTGCTGGCTCAGGGCTCCGGCAAGGATCTCTATATCCGGGCAATACTGGAAATATCATCCAATGCAGCCGTGACGCTCAAAATAGACCCGGCCGTTGTGCTCGCCACACGCGCTTATGTCGATGGCCGCACTATCAAGTGGCTACCCGTGCAAACGGCTGACTATACCGCATCGGCTCAGGAGGGAGTGCCGTTCGATAATGCCCTGGCTGCACACACGCTGACCTTGCCCGCTACGCCTGCCTATGGCGAAGAGATCTGGTGGCATGATGTGTCCGGCACATTCAAATTGTTCCCGCTCACCATCCTGCGCAATGGCAATCTACTCATGGGGCTGGCTGCAGATTCATCGTGTTCAACCAATAACATCAAGGCGGGTGTCAAATACTATGGTGCCACCATCGGCTGGAGGTTTATCTTATGAGTAAGTTTGAAGATTTTTTTGGCGCGGGTGGCCTCGGCTATTTGGGCGTGCCATACCCCAAAGCGAGCACCGAATATGCAGAGGTTGGCAATATCGGAATGGGGCCGACAGCAGGGAAACATGCAATCAAAGGCATGCGTCTCCCCATTGCTGGAGATCCCTACACACATATATCGATTAAAACTATAGGTGGTTATTCAGGTATAACCCGTGGCAGAAATAGTGCGACAAGCTCTGCTGTTTGGACAGTAGATTATGCGGCATTAGGCATGTATAATTGGGATAATCTGTGGTTTAACCCAAATAATGACGATGTTTACGTCTTTAAGTCATCAACCATCAAGAAAATCGCATTAGCAACTGCAGCGATTACCACTGTATTCACATCAAATACAGTGTCCAATCCTTTTGCTAACACTGCGAACAACGGCGTTTATCTTGCACCGCGCGACCCATTAAATCCTGACACATGCATTTGGGATGCAGTAGGTGATGGCGGAGTGGCGGCTGGCCCATTTCTCACACACCTAAGTATGGATGCTAGCAACAATACAGAAGTGGCAACAAACTTAACGGTTGATCCTGTCACGCCACAAAGTGTTATCACGCCAGTGCAGTATGTTACGGCAGACCGGAAAATCATTTTGGGAGGCTGGTGTTCGGGAGTTAATACGCGAGGGCAAAAGGTTGTCGCTTTCTTCGTTATGCGTAATGCCACAAGACAATATATTGAAATCCCTTTCGATGGTAATTTGCCATTGCCGGAAACGTATATTCCAAACGCTTACGATTTTACACTAGCAGATAGCACAGCGCCTAATTATCAGTTAGCTCCTGTGTATTCACTGATCAGTGTGCTTGGCAATTCCGTGGCGTTTTCGGTTAGAAATTATTCAACGTACAGCCCCCCGACAATCATGGGGCGAAGATTGTTTGACAGAGTTGATTTTGACCGATGGCTAGCTGATGTGTGTGACGCACATGGTATGCCAACAGGCGTGGGGTATTTCTAATGAGCCGACTAATTGTTGTTCCGCATACAGACGGATTGATAAACTATAAAGGTGAAGATGTTAATTTATTTTCAGATATAAAAAAGATCACCTCCCAGGGGTTGGTTGTTGAATATTATGGCAAGAAAGGGACGACGGTGTGGGCTGACTATGTTGATCCGAGACCTGTCATCAACATCACAGCCATTACCTGTTCAGATCCCTCGTTTTTTTACGATCCTGCGGCCGGGTTTGTTGCCGTAAAAGCCAATGTTGCCATGACGATTACAGCAACTATTTCAAACTTAAACACAGCAATGAAGTGGAACACACCGATTCATCGCAATGGGCAGCTTGAGGGTTACCTTGCAACAGCATCAGATGCAAATGGCGGTGTTGTGTTTACAGCCAATTTCCCTCAAATGGGGAAATGGGAGATGTCGAACGAAATTATCAATGCTGGTGTTCCGGACGATGCGCAATTCATTTTGCAACAGCCACTGACTATTAAAGTGAGTGGGTAAAACAACGAAAAGGAGAATAATATGAGTGGATTCTTACACGGCGT